TGGTGGAGTGCCACTTAATCCTGATTTCGGTAAAACTCCAGGGCAAATTAAAACTACTTCATCGTTAGAAAATTTAGCTAAAGATATGGAGTTTAATAAAGAAATAAGACCACTGCAACAAGCTTTGGAAATAGAGAGTAAAAGATTAACTGTGAGTGGTGATAAGTTAAATTTAATGAAAGAGCAGTTTGAGCTAGATAATTTAAATTCTGACTTAGACATTTTAAGACTTCAAAATCAAGTAAAAAGTACTGATCAGCTTGGTTCTCAAATAACAAAATTAGAAAATCAAATAGCTTTACAGGAAAAAGTTGTTGAAAACGCAGAAGCACTAATAGATCCTACTAGACAAGTTGCACAAATTTTTGCACAAGACATGGGTAACGCAATTAAAGGATTAATTCAAGGTACGCAAACACTAAATCAAGCATTAAGTAATGTATTAAAGAAAGTAGCGGATGCTTTTTTAAATAGGGCTTTGTTTGGTAATGTAGGTGGAAAATTTGAGAAAGGAGGAGGCTTAATTGGTAAAGTATTTGGTGGATTATTTGCAAATGGTGGTAGGCCACCAGTGGGTAAATTCTCAGTAGTAGGGGAAAAAGGTCCAGAATTATTTGTCCCAGATAAACCAGGCACTGTAATACCAAATAGCCAGTTAGGTGGAATGGGCGGTTCAACAAATATAGTTGTAAATGTAGATGCCTCTGGTACATCTGTTTCTGGAGATCAAGGTAGGGGTCAAGAATTTGGACAGATAATTGCAGCTGTAGTTAAATCAACTATTGTTGAAGAATCAAGACAAGGAGGATTACTTAACAGATAATGGCAACTTTTCCATCAATAAATCCTACTTATGGAGTTAGAAAAATAAGCACACCAAAAGTAAAAGTCAGCCAACTAGGTGATGGCTATGAATTTAGGGCATTATATGGCTTGCCTCTTACACAAGATCCTAAAGTATATGATTTGACTTTTATCGTGTCTGAAACTGAAGCAGATGTAATTGAAGGCTTTTTAAGAAGTAGAGTTGCAGATCAGGCTAGTTTTACTTTCACTCCACCAGCGGAAGGTTTTACAAAAACAGGGACATATTCTCAAACTGATACTACTGTTACTATCACTATTACCCAACATGGGGTTGCAATCGGTGATGTTTTGACGATTGATTACACTTCTGGTTCTGCAACTGATGGTACATTCACAGTGGCATCTGTTACGAGTGATGATGTTTTTACAGTAACCGCTGCGTCAAGTGCTTCAAATAGCGGTAATGTATCAATAACACTTTCTGGTGCTGGTCAATTTGTTTGTAATTCTTGGGTTAAAACAATACCGTATAATAATCGAGCAACAATAAAATGTACTTTTAGAGAGGTATTTGAACCATAAATGTCTAATCCTGTTTCTGAATTACAGCAAGCTACTAATAAAGCAATTATTGAATTGTTTTCTCTTGAACTAAAAGCTGATGTACATTATACAAAATCCGCAAAAACAGCAACATATTCTCAGTCAGGCAGCACAATTACAATCACTCTTAATTCACATGGTTTTTCAGTTGGTCTTATTTTGAGTTTAGATTTTACCTCTGGAAATGGGATTGATGGTATTTACACTATCCAAACAGTTACCACAAATACTTTTACAGTTACAGGTACTACATCACAGTCCACAAGTGGGGATGTTTCTTTTAACGTAAATTCAAATTTATCAAATCCTACTGTTTATTTATTTCATGCCGGTAGTAACATGAAAGATAATTTTGATATTGTTTGGCAATCAAATACTTATGCAAGGATGCCCTGTCAAGCAGAAGGTTTTAAATATTCTGGTAAAGGTACACTTCCAAGGCCTACTTTAAGTTTTTCTAATTTACTAGGAACTATCACTGCAATAATGCAGTTAACAAATAAAATTACACCTCTATCTGATTTACAGGGTGCAAAAGTTATTCGCAGACGAACTTTAAGTAGATTTTTAGATGCTGAAAACTTTTCAAGTTCAGTAAACCCTTTTGGAACACCTGATCCAGCAAGTGAATTGCCACAGGAGATTTATTTTATTGATAAGAAAGCAACCGAAAATAGAAATATTGTACAGTTTGAGATGGTTAGTAGTTTTGATTTAAACGGTGTTTTTGCTCCAAAAAAATTAGTTACAAGAGAGGATTTTATTGGAGTTGGTACATTTGTAAATTTTTAAATATGACTTGGCAAAAATCTTTTAAAAAATATGCAAAAGAATTAGAGCCTGAAGAGGCTTGTGGTTTGGTTGCATTGATTGAAGGTGAAGAAAAATTTTGGCCTTGTAAAAATTTAGCTGACAGTAAACAAAAGTTTTTTATGGTTGATCCTGATGATTGGGCAGAATGTGAAGATACAGGGGAAATTTTGGGAGTTATTCATAGTCATCCAGACGGCAAAGCTATAGCTTCAGATGCTGATAAAAAAGCCTGTGAATATATTGGGTTTCCGTATTATATTTATAGTATTAAAACTGATTCCTGGGTTTCTGTTTTTCCGTCAGATTGGAAATCTAAAAAAGACTTGATAGCATAAAACTATGAGATTAAGAAAAATTAAAGTTTATGGAAAGTTAAGAAAGTTTTTAGGACAAGACTGTTTTGAAGCTGCTGTAAATTCTCCACAACAAGCTTTTAATTTTTTAAGAGCAAATTTTGAAGGTGTAGAAAAACACATGAATGATCAATTTTATAAGGTGCAAATGGGCAATCGTGTAGTTGAACAAGAGTTTTTATCTATGAAAGGAGAGGGTGATATAAAAATAATTCCTGTAGCAGTTGGCTCTGGTTTTTTTGATTTTTTGGGTGATGTTTTTGATTTTATTGTAGATAATGCAATTCCTATTGTAACTACTATTGTAACAGGTGGTCTAAGCGATTTGATTACTTTTGTTGCCCTAAATGTTGTTTCAGATTTATTAGCACCTTCTCCACCTTCTCAGCCCTCTATGGTCTCTAATAATGATCCAGCAATAAGAGGTTCATATAATTTTAGTGGAATACAAAACGTAAGTGGTGCTGGAACACCAGTCCCAATTATTTATGGTCTTGTGTTTAGCGGCTCAATTATAATAAGCTCAGGCACTGATTCAGCCCAAATAGTTAAGAGTGTGACCTAATGCCTAGATTAGTCGACGATCAATTATTCGGAACAGATAGAAAGGTTGTTGATCCTGATCTAATAGATGGTGGACTTAGGAGTAAGCAGTTTGCAACAGTATTGGATCTACTAGGTTACGGAGAAATAGATTCAATATTTGACGCTGGTGGTGCTGGTACAGATACTTTTAAAAAGAATATATTTTTAGATGGCACTCCTTTGATGAACGCAAATGGAGATTTAAATTTTGATGATATTGAGGTTTTCTTTAAAAATGGTGCTTCAAATCAAACGGCTATTCAAGAAATTAATGCGGTAGAAAATACAGTGCCTATAGGTGTTGAGGTACAAAATAGTCCTTTTACTGCAACACAGTTAGGAACTTTTAATGTTGTCAATAATAATGGTGGAACTGTTAGCGGTGTTACTCTATCTGCAAATCAAATGTTGATTCGGATTGATAATCATGGATACAAAGTAGGGGAAGTTATTCATTTTGAAACTGTAACTGCTGATTCAACAGAATTCAATTCACCCCAAACAATATCAATAGTTTCTGTGCCTGATAGTAATAAATTTGTCTTAAACTCAGACTCTGTTGGAAAAACCGTCTCAGGAACTTGTAATGTAAAAACAAGTCTTGGTGTAACTAGATCAATACAAGACGATAGTGTTGATAAGATAAGAGTTTCTGTACAATTTCCAGCACTACAAGAATTTTTAGAGAATGGCGATATAACAGGCAGACAAGTTTTGCTATCAATAAGAATAACTGAACAGGATGGGACTGTAAGTAATCCTGTTGTTTTAGATAGAACTTTTGGAAAAGCCTCTGCACCTTATGTAAAAGATTTTGAAATTAAATTTGAACGAACAATGAGTTTTCCCATTGACGTTACTCTTATTAGAAATACTCCTGATGCAACAAATACAAGATTGCAAAACAAAACAAATTTTCTTTCTTTAACTGAAATAACTTCAGCCTCAAACGCATATCAAGGTTTTGCTTATGTTGGCTTAAGATTTAATGCACAAGAATTTCAATCATATCCAAAGCGGTCATATAGGCTCAAAGGAACCAAAATAAAAGTTCCACATGGAACCACTATTGATTCAAATAATGGAAGAGTTATTTATCCAGATAGCTATACATTCAATGGAACTTTTAAAACAGATAAAGAATGGTGTTCAGATCCAGCTTGGATTTTATATGATTTGTTAACTACAGACAAAGGTTTTGGTGGGTCAGATGGAGTTGTTGATGAAGAAACCCTTGATGTATTTAGTTTTTATGCTGCAAGTGCATACAATAGTGAATTGATAACTGACCCTATAACAGGAACAACGGAGCCACGTTTTTCATTTAATGCAATATTACAACAAAAACAAGAAGCTTTTACTTTGATTAATGATATTTGTGCTGTGATGAGAGCAACAG